TTCTGGGTCCTGTGTATCCTCAATAAATGGTCTCATAGGAACTCTTGTTTTTTTATAGTTGTCAACATTTTCCATTCTTTGTTTTACATCTTCTCTTTCACCATCTAAAACTGAAATCATAAATACTCTTTCTCTGTTTTGTGGACAACCGAAGTCAGCACCATTAAGTAATCTCCAGTATGACGTATAACCAAGACCTCTTAAAAAATAGATATGTTTTTTAAAATTTTCATAATGGTTTTTTGAAATAAGATTTTTAACATTTTCCATTAACAAATACTTTGGTCTATTTGTTGACAAAATTCTTTCAACATCAAATAATAATCCACTTCTTGTTCCTTCTTTAATTCCTCTTTGAACTCCGGAAATTGAAATGTCTTGACACGGAAATGAATATGTTAATAAATCACATTGTGGGAAATTGTTATGGTCAATCTTTGTAATGTCACCTAGATTTCCCATTTGTGTATTGTGTAATACATCATAACATTCGTTCGCTTGTTTGAAATTGTCACAATTTGCAACATTTTCATAATTAACACCAATATACTTTAAAGCCAATTCTTGTGTTCCGTATCCGGAAAAAAGTGAAATAACTTTTAACTTATTCTTGTTCATATGTCTTTTCTTCTTTTAAATCAAATTCACCATCTACACCTATAATTGTTTTCCAATATTCGGCGTACTCATTTTTGTAAGTCTCAATAGATTTCTTTTCTTCTGTAGCATCCTTTCCAGGTAAAAACCCATGTGGTGTTACAATAATTTTTCCGTCTTCAAAACCAAGTCCATTGATATGATTTTTCATAACAGATACTTTTGTTCTTGATGCAAACTTAACAGTTCTTTTATCTTTTGTTGCTGTAATTTTTGTTGTTCCAGCACCCTTTTGATTTCCAAACAAAAATACTAATGAAGAGTTTAACCAGATTGCTTCACCACCTTTTGCTTTAATTTTTGGTTGTCCAAATGGATTATCAGGTAATTCAACCCAAGGTTGATTAACAATAATTAAAGTGTTCTCATATTTTGAGTCTGCTTTTCTTGATCCGGAAATTCTTTGGTTAATTCCCATACCAATTTTATCTGCTAAAACACTAGCATTATGTTGTTTACCACCTTTACCTTCATAGGTCATTTTACAAGGAACTGAACCAACTGAATCCCACATAATACATAATGAATAATCTAATTCACCTTTTTCTTGTGCGTCTAACAACTCATTTATATATTCTGTAATTTGTTCAATATACTCAAAATTATTATTGAATAAAAAGAACCCATCCCAACCTAATTCACCTGTCTCTTCATCAACAACTTCTTCACATTCAAAACCCATAAGTTTTGCGTGGTCAAAAGACCACTTTTGTTCTGTAATAATAAAAACTGGTAGTATTTCTTTTTTTTGTGCATCAACAGCTGTTTTTACAAGTGCTGTTGTTTTTCCAGTGTCCGAGTGTCCTAAAAACATATTTATATGTCCCATAGCAGGTCCTGGAAGACCGACTGCGTCAAGGAATGATTCACCCAAATCAAAATACCTTTGTGGTTTGTATTTTGCGTCAGATGAAAACTTTTTCTTAATAGAACTAAAATCTTTTTTCTTAATTGCCATATATTTAATTTTTTATTAAAAATTCAGAAGTTGAGGTATTTTTACCGTGAATATACCAAATTATATTTTCTGTATTATCAACTTCTGCAATCTTACAGTTATTACACCACATATCTCTCCACATATTATCTTCAAAACCATAAATTGATTTTATATCTTTAATCAAATTAAGAGCTTTAAGATTAAATGCAAAAGTTGCCGGTATTTTAAAATCACAACCTTCTGGGTTTGCACCCAAATTGTGATAAACCCCACGCCTCATTAAACTACCATTTAACTGATATTTCATTCTTGATGATAAAACATCAACCTCATTATTATCAAAATAATCAACTATTGTTTTAATATAATCTTTTTTATAAATGTCATCATCATCAATCTTTACAAAAATATCATATGTTTCATAATCTTTAACCGACATTATAGCTTTCATATGATTTACTTGTTGATGTTGATTTAATGAAAAGATAAATGAATTTTTATCGGTTTTCAAATCATCAATCAATATTTTAAAATCTCCGTGACGATTAAGTTCTCTTTGGTCTAAAGTTATGTTAATTGAATGAAAAATATTTTCATAGCTTTGTGTTGCAATATCTTGTACACAACCTCTTAACATTTTATATCTTTTATAACTTGGTGTAAAACACAATACTTTTTTGTACATAAATGAAATATAATAAAAATCATAAGGTAAGAAAATCCTACCTTATGACTTTTTTAATAAATTAAAATGGTAATTCTTCATCAATATCATCATCAGCTTGTGGATCCTCTACTTTTGTTTCAGTTTTTGATTTTCCACCACCAATTGAAATTTCTTCTTCAGATGTATTACTATAGATGTATTTTCCAGCATCAGTATCCCATCTTGGTGTTTCACCACGAGCAATAGCTTCAAGATATTCAGTAGGTTTTTTAGAATATACATCTTCCCAAGTAAGTTCGTCTTCTAACCAAGATGTCATTGTTTCTTCATCTTCGTGAACCGGACACGGGTCATCGTACATTACTGTTTGAATTACAGTATAAAAAGCTCCTTTTGGTGTTTTTGCTTTTGTTAATTCAAGGATAAGGTCTCTTCCTTTCTCACCGTCAGCAATATCACCTTTTGCCTTATAGATAGGAATAATTTTATCAAAAATTCCTTCTTGTTTGTAATTGTGTTTGAATCTCCAGAATTTAGGTCCATCTTGTTCGTTTTCACGGTCAATTACTTTAACAATATAAAACTTACGAGGTTTGTATTGTTTTGCTAATTCTTTGTCAGATTCTTTACCAGTTGACATAAGAACATCATAAACTTCACTTAACGGTGAACGTTCGTTGTCATTTTTTCCTGGGTCATAAAATTTCTGCCATTTTCCGTCCACATTAATTTCGTGGAACCATACCTCTTTAAAAGGTGAAGATCCGTCTGGAGTTGGTAAAATACGGATTTTCTTTTGTGCTTGCTTTTCATTGTCTTTAAGTATCGCAGCAAAATACTTTTTCATTCTGTCCTCTTGGGACATTTTTGATCCGGATGTGTAATCTCCAGATTTTGAGTTCTCATACTGTGAGAGAACCGCGTCTAAAACATTGTTTGTCGCCATTTTTATATTTGTTTTTAAAAGTTTACAATAGAAAATATAAGTTAAATTTGTGTCGCAGTCAATATAGTAAAACATTTAAGGTCGAAAAAATCGACCTTAAATTTTATTTTCCAAAATCTTCATCATTGTCCCAAACATTAAATGAATCTTCAATTTCGTTTGGTGAGTATTCTTCAACATCATCTGTTGTTAATACATATTCATTTTTACCAGTTTTCTCCATCTCGTCTTGTTTGTCGGCAAAGAAATCTGATAATTTTTGTTTAAATGGTCCAGAATCTAAACTTCTTAATTCTAATTTTTCTTGAGCTGTTTTTGGTCTATATTTTTCAACCTTTTGTTCAAGTGAATTAAGTGAAGATACAATATTGTCCATTTCTTTTAATTTGTCTTCCAAACCTTGAATTTGTTTGAACAGGTTATCAAAGTATTCTTCTTGTTTAGTTTCAATATTTTTTTGAGAATTTACTAAATCCGTAATATCTAATTCTTCTGACTCCTCATCTTCTTTTCCAACTTCTTCAACATCAGGATCTGTTGCTGTATCTATTGGTGTTGGTCCCGCAGCAGCCGCATCTGGAGCTGGAGCGCCACCTGGAGGAGGAGGAACATCACCACCTGGAGGAGGGGGAACTTCTTGTTCATTTATGTATCTATTAATATTTCTATATCTAGAAATTTCATCTAATATTTTTTGTTCGATGCTCATTTTATCCGTTCAATAAAGTTTTTATTCCAGTTTTTGTTTCAACTTGGATTTTTTTATTTGTTCTCATAGTATTATCAACTCTTTCAATAAGACCATCTTTTTCTTTTACAACATAACAATCGCCAGTATCTAAATCACATACTTGTTTCATTCCATTGCCCATATCTTTTTCAGACATTCTTGTATTTTTACCTAAGTAATTATCTAAAATTAATTTTGTATTAATAATATTATTTTATTTATAAATATCATTATAGTTAAAAAATTTATTTT